ACAGTGACGAGCCTGGCATGGTTGCTGCCGAAAAAGCAATTAAAATCTTACCTCCTGGTAAGGCAGCAATATGTAGATTACCTAGAAAAGACGCTAATGAAATGCTCATCGCAGGTGAAGGGGAAGAACTTAGAGATCTCTTATGGAAAGCAACACCTGTTAGACCAGATGGCATCCTTAACGCATCTAACCTCTGGACAGAACTAACAAAGAAAGGCAGTAACAGTATATGTTCTTTTCCTTTTCCAGAACTAGATAAGTTCTGCAAAGGGTTTCGTAAACAGCAGATGCTTTGTATAGCAGCAGGTAGTGGTACAGGTAAGTCAACTATATGTCGTGAACTTGCACATCACTTTATGAAGAATAGTCTGACCGTAGGTTATATAGCACTTGAAGAATCGGTACAAAGAACAATGCAGGGGATACTCGGTGTAGAGATGAATAAACCCCTGCATCTTGAGGATAATGTAGAAGAAACAGAAGGGCTAAGACAATCCTTTGATAGGCTGTTTGGTACAGGAAAACTATTCTTATATGATCACTTCGGATCTATTGATCCAGATAGATTAGTCGAACAGATACAGTATCTTGCAACAGCAGAAGGTGTAGATGTTGTTATCTTGGATCATCTAACAATAGTTGTTTCTGGTATCAGCGACCTTGATGAGAGAAGAGCTTTGGATGTAGTCTGTACCAAGCTTAGACAGGTAGTTGAATCCACTGGCATAGGTTTGATTATTGTCTCTCACTTGCGTAGACCAGAAGGTAAAGGACATGAGGAGGGAAACAAGGTTAGCCTTAATCATCTGAGGTCGAGCCATTCAATAGCCCAACTAAGTGACTTGGTAGTGGCCTGTGAAAGAAACCAACAATCGGAAAGCTATGCAGAAAGAGCAGAACTACAGTTAAGAGTATTGAAGAACAGACATACAGGAATGACAGGACCAGTAGATAAATTATTGTATGACGAAAAAACAGGAAGACTTGTAGTACCTATGGAAACTTATTTCGGAAACAAATGACTTTATTAATTGACGCTGATTGGCTTATCTATTCTTCATGTTGTGCATGTGAGCAAGACATTAAATGGGATGATAATTTACATACCCTACATGCTGATGAAAGAGATGTGCATGAAATGATTGATGGTAGAGTTTCCTACTATCAAGCCATAGCTGAAGACGATAAAGATATTGTTATGTGCTTTACTGAGTACCCAACATTTAGACATACGATATATCCAGAGTACAAAGCTAATAGAAAGAACAAAAGAAAACCCTTAGGTCTTCGTAAAATAGTAGAACAGGTAAGAGAAAGATACGAATCAAAAAGTTTCGATGGCCTCGAAGGAGATGATGTTATGGCTTTGCTTGCAACATCAAAACAATACGACAACCCAATAATAGTTTCAGTTGATAAGGACATGAGATCTGTTCCTTGTACACTACTCGCAGGTGATGACATGGAACTTATAACCAAACGTAAGGCTGATAGACATTGGATGATACAAGCTCTTACAGGTGACAGTACTGATAACTACTTTGGTATAGATAAAGTAGGACCAGTAACAGCAGAAAAGATATTAGGTGAAGCTAAAACACTTGAACAAATGTGGGAGAAGGTAGTAGCTGCGTATGAGAAAAAGAAATATAAATTTGCTGATGCTGTTCTTAATGCACAGCTTGCAAGAATACTGAGAGATGGAGACTTTGATTACAACACTGGAGAAGTATCTCTCTGGACTCCATAAAAAAACACCAACAACGCAGTAGCATGGGCTGTTGGTATTTTCACTTAGGTTGCTTGGATAAGCATATCAACCTTATCACAGAAATTATATACTGCTATACTTTATTCTATAAATTGACATATACTAAATATAAATCTTACTAATCATGCCATCTGAAAAATTACCAGTAATTACAGATGAATTGATTTTTGCCTTAGATCAAATCTTTCCTAATCGTCATCCTGATTTGTCTTTATCTGATAGAGAGGTATGGTATAGAGCAGGGCAACGGTATGTTGTTGACTTCCTGATCGAACAACAAAAAAGGCAAAAAGATACCATGCTCAATCAATCAGTCTTGGAGAATTAGCCATGTGCGTTTTTAATAGACCCTCCCCACCACCTTTACCAGAACCCAGGCCAACAGCACCAAGACCTGAACCAACAGCAGAACGCGTTGCAGTAGGAAGACAAAGAGTTACAGGTCAGCAAACAAGTACTTCACAAAGAAGAAGAGGAAGACAGTCAATTAGAACACGCAGAAGATTAGGTACACAGTCATTAAGAATACCTTTATTGACTCAAGAACAGATGGGAACAGGTAATCTAAGGTATTAATTATGTGCATAGGAGGTAGAAGCCAACTAATTCAACAAGCACCAACCTATCGTGATGCACCACCGATTGTGACAGGATCGCAAACTGGTGTCGAAAATCCAAAAGATACTAAGAAGGCAACAGAAGATTTAAAAATTAAAAGACAAAAAAGAGAAGGAACTTATGTAGATCCAAATCTTAGTATGCTGGAAGATTCATTAACTCAACGAAGTGGAATGTCACGAGCCGATAGAGAAAGAAAAAAAGCTAATCAATCTAGGGCAAAACATAATTTTAATAAAAGAAAATTTTCTAGAAGTATCTCAGGCCGTAAAACTGGAACTGCTTAATTATGGAATACTCAACACAAGGACAAACAGCAGCAGGTAGATACGCACAACTACAAAGTGCAAGATCTACCTTTGATAGAGAAGCAAAAGAATCTTCTAAGCTAACTATACCTAGCTTGATACCTGAGAGTACAACAGGTACAAGATCTAAAATCAAAACACCTTTCCAAGCTGTAGGTGCTAGAGGTGTAAACAGTCTTGCATCTAAACTTTTATTTGCATTGCTACCACCATCAACTGCTTTCTTCAAACTAAGTATTGATAGTCTTGAACTGTTAAAGCAAGGACAAGAAGGATTAGAAACAGAAATAGATAAAGGATTACGAACAATAGAAACAGCTTTAATGAATGAGATAGAGATCTCTAACGATAGGGTTGCAATGTTTGAAGCATTGAAACATCTAATCGTTGGTGGGAATGTTCTTCTCTATCTCACAGATGATGGACTAAAAGTATATCCACTATCAAAGTTTGTATGTAAAAGAGATGCAGTCGGTAATGTATTAGAGATCATCACACAAGAATCAATCCACCCAAACGCACTATCACCAGAGTTCTTAGAACAGATTAAAAAGAAAGAGAACTATGACGAGAAGACAATGGATAGTGACCTTGATATATACACATACGTCAAGAGAGTAAACGATGACTTCATGTGGTATCAAGAATGTAAAGGAGAAAAAATACCAGGTACTGATGGCAGGTCAAAAGTAGAAGTATCTCCCTGGATTACTCTTAGGTTTGTTCGGATAGATGGTGAAGATTATGGTAGAGGATATGTAGAAGAATACAGAGGAGACTTAATTAGTTTAGAAGCTTTGATGCAAGCAATCATAGAAGGTGCAGCAGCATCAGCTAAGACTCTATTCCTTGTAAATCCTAATGGTGTAACTAGAGCAGCAACACTAGCCAAAGCTCCTAACGGTGCAATAAGAGAAGGAAGTGCTAATGATATATCTGTCATGCAAGTCAATAAAGGTGCAGATTTTAATGTATCTTTCTCTGCAATACAACGTATTGAATCAAGACTTGAATATGCTTTTCTTATGGCACGTTCTGTACAGAGAGATGCAGAAAGAGTAACAGCAGCAGAAGTTACCATGATGGCTAATGAGCTAGAGAATAGTCTTGGTGGTATCTACTCTATACTTACTCAAGAGTTTCAATTACCATATTTAAAACGTAGGATGCACATGCTTGTACGTTCTGGTAAAGCTCCAAAACTACCAGAAAAAATAGTTAAACCTAAGATCGTTACAGGTGTACAAGGTCTTGGTCGTGGTAATGATCGCAATAAACTTGTTGAATTTATTGGAACGGTTTCACAAGCTTTAGGTCCAGATATTATGAGACAGTACATGAATGTAGATGAAGCGATAAAACGTCTAGCAAATTCAATCGGTATAGATACTGCTAACCTAGTGAAGACACAAGAAGAGATACAGGCAGAGATGGAAGCGATGCAACAGCAGCAGCTTATCCAACATCTCGGACCTGCTGCTCTTGGATCTCCTTTACTTGATCCACAGAAAAATGCAAACGCACAACAACTAGCGGAGGAAACTAATGCCGAGCAAGAAACCTGATCTTCAACCAGAAACAGAGCCAGCAAAGGCTGTTGTTAGTAAGTTAGGTATCAATGATGAGCCTACTCCTACAGAGCCAAGAGTGGTCGAAACTAAAAATGGTCGTACAATAACTTATAACTAAACAAATATTATGACTTCATCCCAGGTAAATGTAACAGAGACACCACCAATGTCTGCTGAAGACTTACAAACTTTAGCCAAAAATGAAACTGATGATAATGGTCTTATCTTAGGTAAGTTCAAATCAGTGGAAGATCTAGCTGCAAGTTATAAAGAACTTGAAGGTAAACTAGGACAGGTAACAGAAGAAGATCAACCACAAACAGAAGAAGAAACAGAAACTACAGAAGCAGAATTTAATGCGGAAGAGTTTTATGGTGATGGTCTTGCTTCTGTATTAGAAGAAGTTGGTATTGATCCACAAGAAATCTCTAATAGATTTGAAGAGACAGGTGAAATTAATGATGATGATTATGCAAAGTTAGGAGAAGCAGGTTTCTCTAAGCAAGTAATCGACACCTATCTCGATGGACTTAGAGGAGGTGGTGCAACTGGCGAAGATATAGCTACTGCACAAATACAAGGAATTAAAGATTCTGTTGGTGGAGATGAAAATTACGGTAAGATGGTGGCATGGGCTTTAGACAATCTCCCTGCTGATGAAGTTAAGGAGTTTAATTCTTTAACTGAAACAGCAAATGCAACTGCAATTAAGTTTGCAGTGCAAGGTCTTTATTCTCAATACAACAATGCTATGGGTGTCGAACCAAATTTAGTATCAGGTCGTGCTTCTCAAAGTGGAACTAGACCATTTCAATCAGCAGCAGAAGTAGAAGCTGCTGTAAGCGATCCACGTTATGGTAAAGATGTGGCTTACACCCAAAGTGTGTATGCTCGATATGAAGGCTCTAATGTCTTTAACCAAGGTTAACTATGGCAAACAAACCAACTAATCCAGAGCTTTATTCAAGAGTTAAGGCAGAAGCAAAGAAGAAGTTTAGAGTCTATCCTTCTGCTTATGCCAATGCCTGGTTGGTTAGAACCTATAAAAAACGTGGTGGAGGTTATCGTAAAACTTAATTATGCCTTATTCTAAAAAACAAATGAAGATCGCTAGAGTTGCAGAACCTAGAGATAAAATCACTAGAGAGGATCTTATGATTCTTCGCAAGTCAAAGAAAAAGAAAAATGGCAAAGCTTAATCTTAGCCAGATGAAAAAACTGAAAGCA